AAGCGGGGCGGGACGGGCTGCTCAGGCGGCCCTCTTGATCAGGTAGGCGGCGAACGCGGCGAACGGGATAAGGAGACCGGCACCCGGACCTGGCCGGCACCTGCAGCCAGGATGTGGCGTGGCAGGGTAGTCCCGGGGCATGTACGGACCCTTGTCTGCGTAGTTCTCGCAGGTAGAACAGACTTTTCCGTCCCCTGCCGTCAGCCAGCCCAATAGCTCGATCCCGCCGAGCGCGGCATATGCGGCGGCCATCGCGGCGGAGACCGCGGCGGACATGGCCTGGTCGAGGAACGCGGTCACCGACCGGGCTTTGCGGAGCACCGCGGACGCCGCGGCGAGCATGGCCGCCTCAGAGTTCCCGGTGACCGCCCCGGCGGTGAGGGCCGCGGCGAGGTCGGTGACGGCCCCGGCAATAATCCTGGCGGCCCATCCGGTGACGGTGCCCCGGTCCGGTTCCTGCTGGCCGTCGCGCGCCGCTTTCTGCCAGGCGAACCCGTCATACCCGGCGCCGGCGGCGGAGACGGCCAGCGCGGCGGCGGTCCCCTCACCCGCCGACGCGGTGAGCCCATCGGTGACCGCATCGAGGAGACCCGTGTAATCCGGCTGGTCGTTGACGCCCATCAGGAACCCGGCGGCCATTGACCGGGCCAGCTTGCGGAGCTCGGCCTTGTGGTGTTTCGCGGCCTGCGGCGACTCGTGGTCCGTGCCGGGCGCGGGGGTGTCCGGGAGCATGAGGGCGTGCCGGCGGAACGCGGTGATCAGGGCGGCGAGGTCCAGGCCGGCGACGGCTTTCCGCCACGCGGTGCGGGTTTTGCGCTGATGCCGGGCGTAGAGGGCATCCTGCCGGGCGTACACATCAGCCCAGACGCCCTCCAGGTTGCCCAGGTCGAGGGCGAGTTCGGCCACCGGGCCGGGAGCGGGCGGCCCGGTGGGATCATCGCCGCACTGGCCGCATGGGAAGCCGTCTGCCGGGCAGTGCAGGCAGCGCAGCGGGGGGAGTGCCACGGTCAGCCCTCCGTGTCCGGCTGAGACGCGCCCGGCACCTGGCGCGGTCCGGCTTCGGTGCCTGACGCGGGGCAAGACCGCAAGAGTCCCCGCTGCGCGTCTCAGGTCTCGGTGATCTCCGTCCGGCCGCCGGCGTCCTCCGGGCCGCACGTCCCGCAGCACGCCACCCAGGGCGCGTAGACGCGATGGCAGCGGGGGCATTCCCAGCCCGAGGGATGGCACGCGGCGGTACCGCCCGGCACCGGCGGCGCCGGGGGTATCTCGACTCGGCGGTCCGGACCCGTCAGCATCCACCCGCCACGACGCCTCACGACCGGACGCGCATCCCGGCGACGAGATAACGGAACACGCCGGTACGGATGTTGCCGTGCTCGTCCGGCCAGACCGTGGTCCCGTTCAGGACCGGCGCGCCTTCCGGGTCGGCGAGCATGGTCATCTCCGCGATCACCCAGCCATCGGCAGATGCGCGCACGATGATCTTCTCGACCGTGGTGATCGGGGTGCCGTCGGCCGCGTCGTAGACCGCGACCTCCCGCGCGGCCATGGCGCGGGGAAATGTGAGCGTCTTGACCGGCCCAGGCCATTCCAGGACGACGTATCCCCAATAGCCGGGGGCGCCGGTGCCGGGGGGCCCGGCATGTGCTCCGGTGAGCGCCTGGATGCCCTGCCGTGCCGCGCGGGGAAGCGCCGCGCGTTCCTCGTCGCCGAGCCGGCCGAACCACTCCGCAGCATCGGCAACGCGGCTGGCCAGCGCCTGGAAGATCTCCGTGTCGGCGATCTTGACCTCTACGGCGGCCTCAGGCATTCAGTCCTCTTCCTCATCGCTGGCCGGGCTGAACTCGGTCCACGCGGCTGTCCTGGCCACCCATCCGTCTCCGCTGCGGACCACGTAACCGTCCCTGGTGGCGATGATCCCGCCGTGGCGGAGCCGCACTTTCAGCCCTGCCTCATCACAGGCCGCCAGGGCGGCGGCGAGAGCGGACAGCAGCGGCGCGGGGTCAGGCTTCGGGGTCACGAGACGATCTTCGGCACGAATATAGAGGCTCCCGCGGCGGTCAGCGGCCTGCCCGGCAGCGTCGACGGCTCCCACGCCGGCTCCGTGCCTTCGAGCTCGTACGGCTGTTCGGGTGGCGGCTCGCTCACGCTGCTGCCTTCTTCCCGCGCAGTTCACGGCTCGCCGTAGTCAGCCAGTCGCCCCGCTCTTGCGGGACGTGGCCGACATAGGCCCAGACGAAATGCTGGCCGTCCTGCACGGCGGCGAGGATGTGGTGATGGCCGTCGACCGGGACGTCCTTCTGTGAGCCGGGCCAGCGGACCAGGACGGCCGGTTTCGGCTGCTGGCCGTTCTTCAGCGCGCGCCGCATCTTGGCGGCGATGCGGGCAACCTTGCCGGGTTCCTTGCTGGCGTCCCACTGGTCACGGTCGCTCATGTCGATCTGGTCGAGCGGCACCTGCTGCGGGCCCTGCCACGTCGCGGAGTCCTTCACCCAGCCGATCGCCGAGGCCGGGAACGCCCTGGCCATCTGCGAGTAGACCCCGGACGCGGCGTCCTCGTACACCGCGGCGGAGGCGGCATGGTAGCGGCGCAGCGCCTCACGGACCATGGCGCGCTGCCCGGCTAGCGACTCCGCGCCGGGCTTGCCGGGCTGCTGACCGGGTGGCCCCTGCTGCCCGAACTGGCCGGGCGGGGCCATCGCCGCCGCTGCTGCCGCCGCCGGGTCCTTGGATGCGACCGTGGCCTTCGACAGGGCCTCCAGGTCTTCCCACAGAACGAGGTTCTGCCGGTCGACGAGGACCGCCTTGTCGCCGCCGTCCACCGGGGGTTCGCCGATGTCGGCGCGGTAGCGGTTCTGCAGCCACGACCCGTTCCGCAGGCGGGTGTCCCGGATCTGCTCAACGACCATGCTGTCCCGGTAGTCGACCTCCCGGAACTTGCTCTTCCACCCCTGCACCCCGAAGCCCTGCACGGTGATGTGGAAGTTGAGTTTCTCCAGCAGGATCCCGCCGATGGGGTTGCACGTGTTGATAACAAAGGTGCGATGCTGCGCGTCGCCGGTGCCGCCGCCCAGGTTGCCCGCCTCGATGACCCCCGCCTCTGCGGGCGGGACACCGCACGCGGCGAGCATCTCATCGCGGGCCTCGGCCTTCGCCGCGAGGACATCAGCCAGCTTGCCGGCCTGCAATTCGGTGACTTTCCCGCCGCCCTTGGAGATCAGCGGCGCGCCGATGTTCTTGGTTCCCAGGTTGCGGGCCCGGTACCGGTTGTCGAACCGGGTCACCTCATCATCGGACGTCCCCGCGGGCAGGTCGACGTGGATGTTGGCCGGCAGCCCCTTGCGGAGCATCTCCTTCTCTGTCGCCGCCGCGTACAGCCACGACCCCATGGACTGGAGCATCGCCTGCAGCGGGGCGACGCCGTTCACACCGGGGCGGGCGCTGTCAAGCGAACCGTGGATGACTTCGCGGGGCTCGAACTCCGCCCGCTGCCCCAGGTCCGTGACCTGAACCCACCCGGTGATATCACCGTGCTCCCCGGCCCTGGGGTACGTCGTCGGCACGTCCAGGTTGAAGATCGCCACCGGGGTCGGGCCGTCCCACACGACCTCGAGCAGGAAATCGCCGAACACGATGAGCTGCGCTATCGCGTTGCGGAGGATCTGCCTCGCGTCCTGGGTCGGGTTGCAGAACGCCCAGAACCGCTCCAGCGCCACCACGGACGGCGGTTTGGCGGGGGCTTCGTCGCCTTCGCCGGTGTCGGCGTCCCAGTCGGTGTACAGGCCGCCGGCGGTGATGGTCCGGGCGATGGCCTGCACGCATGCCCACGCCCACGGCACCGCGATGTAACAGTCGTAGAGTTCCTCGAGGAGCGTCTTCCGGTCTGATCCGGTCGACGCCCCCATGGACTGGTAAACCTCGTCCACGCCCCCGGCGGGAATTCCGGGGATGAAGCCCGATCGGGCTGGCAGTGCGCGCTGGGGTCCGTCCGCAAGCGCGGCTGCGGCGGCCTTCTTCTTCTCCGTGACGTCGCTGCGCCGGAATGCGGGCGGTATCCAGCCGGCGAGGGGCATGCGACCTCCCGGCCAGTCTGGTTAAGCCCACGGGGGCCGCTGGACGGCACCCTGCCGCGGGTCACGCTCTACCACGTCATCACCGGGCCGCCACGCGAACGGGCCGCGGGGCTCCAGCTTCTCCAGAGCGGCGAACGGGGATTCCTCCGGCGGGGGGACATCAGGCCACGACGGGCCACCGCCAAGATTGATCAGCAGATAACGCAACGCGTCGGCCGCGTGGTCGCTTGCCCCCTGGTCGCTGTCCTCCGGATCGCCCTTGGTCGCATGAGGCAGGTCCGCTAGCTCACGGAACAGGTTCTCGGCCTGCGGAAACATATGCAAACGCGGGCAGGACTTCCATCCGGCCGAGCGATGATAGGCGCACGGCGCGGACTCGGCGAGATAAGAGTGGATCCGCTGCCAGCCGATGACCCGCGAACCGGGCCCCTTGCCCGCCGGCTCCAGGTGCACGCCTTCACCCGCATAGGCTTCCGCGATGCTCTTGACCGCGCCGCGCGTGGCCCACATCGCATCATCGGCGTACCGGACGGCCACCTGCTCGCCTTCAGCCTCAGCGGCGAGAATGCGCCGGGCCTGTTCTTCCTCGCCGACCTCGCGTGCATAAAGCTCACGGTAAACATAGACACGCTTGTTCTCATCGACGGCAGCCCACAGCACAGCCCACGCGCTCGGGGAATAGCCCCAGTCAACGCCGCAGAACCGCTGCCATGACCCAGGCAGCGTGAACGGCTCGATAACATGCCGGTCCCGGGACATCTCAGGGAACATCGCCCCGGCGAACACATCCCAGTTGCCGTCGAGGAACGCCTGCCGCAGCTTCTCCGGCAGCCCCTTCAGGTCAGCCGCGTACTCCGGGTTGACATGCGGGTTATCGCTCAGCTTGGACGGCACGAAACGCACGGTCCGGCCACGCTCATCGGTGATGATCCGCTTACCGTAGGCAGTCGCCTTGATATACCGCTCTTTCACGGCACCATGGCCCGGACCGCCCGGGTTCG